TTCTCTACTTCTTCAATTGTGCAATATTCTCTACTCATATTTTTATAATCTTATTTTCTCTCTTGCTTCAGTTAGTATTGGCCACCAGTTCTCTTGAAGCAAAAATGGACAAATTATCTGCTTAGAATAAGGACTATCTTTTTTATTAAAATTGCTGACTTTTGAATAAGGGCTGTCTTTTCTGCTAAATAGCAATGCCTTCTTGCTAAAAGGACTTATCCTACTAAACGGGATTGCCTTCTTTGAGAATGAACTCGTCTTCCTGCTGAATGGACTTGCCTTCTTGGAAAACGGGCTATCCTTCCTACTTATCTTCTTCTTTCTACTAAAAGGACCGTCCTTTTTACTGAAAGCTCCTGACTGGCATTCATCAGTCATAAGGTTATCATCATCCTATTTATGTACTTTTTCTTTTTCTTCTTTTTTTTCTTCTTCTTTTTTTGGTTTTTGTCTTGGGTCATAATTCTTTATGTGATCCCAGTTATATCCCCATTTGAACTTGGCATGGAACCTGTCATCCTCATCCATCTTTATCTTATCTAAATCAAGCTCTAAAAGGAATCTCTTTACTGCTTCCTTTAACTTCTTGTTAAACTTCAAAAGAAAGATTAGTTTTTCTATTCTCTTAAACTTGAGAGCCGAGCTTCTGTGGTCCCATTTGACCTCAATATCTAATAGTCTCTTTATCTCTCCTATAACATCCTTTCTACAAGCATCTTTATCAAGCTCGGGTACTACATCTTGGAATGGATACCTATAGGCATCGTCATATTCTAGTACCATACAGATTATATTCCTAATACACTCCACTATACTTTTCCAGTCCGGATACCATATCATCATCAAGTTAAATGCTCTATAAACTTCCCTTGCACATATGCAATACATCTCCGGCTTCTGTCTCACTCTGCGCATTCTGTAATCAAGCTTCTCAATCAATGTAATGAATATTTTTATGAATTGCTTTCTGAATAAGAGAACAAACAAAACCATCTTTATCTTACTTTCTCTCAATCCATCATAAAATCCTGTTAAAAAAGACATTACTGTTTTCTTTACCTCATCCACTGTCTCAACAGTCTCACCATAGCAGAATCCTTTAGCTGGGTGTTCTAGTCCATCAAAGTGAGTCATTACTCCTCCTTCTGGTGGAAATATAACATTTGATATTGACTGTTTAGATGGATCAGTACTTGGCTTCGTTTCCATCATACCGATATTTGTTTCCCGAATCTTTGCCAATATGAAGTTTATCTTCTGCATAAACTCAAATGCTCCCGCTTTGTCTCTTCTTATTCTTTCCTCTTTTGTTTGTCTTTCCTGTTTATATCTTCTATTATGTTTTTTACTCATAATGCTTAGTGCCTCCTCCACCTGCCATAAAGCAGAGGAGGAAAACTCATTGCTATTTCTTTTTCTTCTTTGGCTTTGCTTTTGGTGCTTTTTCCTCCGGTGTTTCCTTTACCTCGCTACATTGTCTAATTTTTCTTATCTTTCCAATCATGTTTAAGCAACATTAGAGGGTATAAACCTTTCATTATAAATGAGTGCTCCAACAGAAGCATCGTTGTAAACAGATGAAATAGCACCTGTTTCTGAAAGGGTTATTATCGCCCTAATGTATCTTTTAGTAGGAGCTAAATCAACAACAGTAGCTCCAGGGTTGCTCATAGCAATCTCCTGTAAAGTGGTAAATGATGAGTCATCTGAGCTTTCCTGAATAGTAACAACCATTGTGGCTGTTAATGTTGCTCCTACACTTACCATCACCAAACACTTCCTTCCCTCACCCTTAAGATCAACAGTTGTTCCAGTTTCTTGAACAAGAGCAGCTCCATCTCCTCTCCTCTTTGCAGAAAGAAGCATTGCTTGAGTTGAATTGTTAAGTAAATCTCTCATGGTTATGGTGTTAGCACAGTAAATGCTGAGGCAATAGCAGGCTGTCCATCAAATCTCTTTACAAATCTGAAGGTTGTCTCGTCATATCTGAATCTGTCGTGTATTGAAGAATCAACTTTTAATCCTCCTCTGTCTCCAATGTAGTAGTAGTTCAAATCAGCAAGAATGATATCTCCTTTACTTCCAAGTGCTGGAAGTTTCTCTGTTAGAAGAACAGGTTTACCTTGCAAAATAGGAATAACTTTATCTCTCAAATTCATCATAAACAGAGTTACACCACCTGTGGAATTGTATCCAGTTGCCAAAAGCTGTCCCATTCCTGCTTTGGTAGTCAACCAAACTGCATTCGCATCAGCCCAAGCAGGATGTGCTACATACATTCCAATAATATCTTCAAGTACTATCTTTGAACTTGTATTTCTGCCTACTTGATTTATTCCAGCAGTATTAAGCATTCCCAATGGCTGTAGCATTCCTGTTCCTCTAATAAACCTATAGTCCTCTTCATAAGTGATAACTTCACCAAATAAAGATACTAAATAGTTTGCAAGGTTTATTACAGAATCAGCAAGCAATTCATCAGAAGTTGGACACAGACCAATTAGTTTCTTCACCCTCAGAGTTATCTTACCAAATGCAGGTTCACTCGCTTCCTTTTCAACACTCTCTCCTTTCCAATAAGCAGTTGCTCCACCAAATCTATTTGAAGATTGGTCAAGTTTTGGCAAGGTCAATGTGTCTCTTGCCATTGTAAATACTCTTGCTCTTGGTCTAATGACTGCCTTTTCAGTAGTATATCTAACTACTTCTGCTTGAAACTCTTCTGGGACTAAAAATCCACCAGTTGTGTCATCATCCTCACCCATCGTCTTTACATTTCCTCCTAGCGCCAAAGTCCTTACATTAACAACAAAATCCTCCATCTTCTTGGAGAGCTTCACAAAAGGTCTCTTTGACCTCAGGTAAGGATCAGTTTCCATAACAGATTTCTCGGCAGTAGCTTCTTCTTTATGGAATGCAGGAGACTTCCCGACAGGATTATCATAGATATTCTTGACAGCTATCTCAATTTTCTCTCCAATGAGATCCTCCATTTTCTCCATCGCCTTTGTATCTTCTTCTGGAGTTTCTTCAGGGGTTTCAGGAGTTTCAGGGGTTTCTTCTTTAGGAACTTCTTCTTCACCATCTTTCAAAACATAATCTGCGTCAACTTCTACTATAGTTCCATCTTTCTTTCTTATTTTCCTTTTCATTTTTTTACCTTAGCTTTAATAATAGCTATATCAATGACTTTAGAGGCAATCCGGAGAAGTCGTGATTCAGCCTTCTGGCTGGACTTCTTCTTCAGGCCTCTCAAGACATTTTCAATAGCTTTGTCTGCCAACAGCAAACGGTGTAGTTCGGGATTCCTCCCATCTTTCACCTTCCTGTGGCTGCGACCTTTGTTATCAATTGGGGTGATGTCTTTCTTGGGTTCGGTTGCTTCAAGCAACCCCCTTAGGGCATCAATGGCTTCCCCCATTTGTTTTATACAATTATTCATAAGCTTCCTATTCTTTTCTGAAATAACTCTCCCTTCTTTTATTTCAATCTCTCCTAATAACTTCATTGGATTTCCAGCATCACCTTTTATCTTCCTAATCCTTCTACATTTTTTACATCTCTGTATTGAAATGGTAGCAGTAGTGAATCCTTCTGCTGGATAACTGTGTAAAGTTTCAATCTCTTTGCTACCACATTTACAAGTATCGTAATCTTCCTCACTTTCTTCTTTAATACCCTTTCCTGGTCCCGGTCTTTCTACTCTTCTCATTTCTCCTCCACATTTAGGACACTTTATATCGGCACAATGCTTGTCAGAAGTCATCTTATGTTCACAATCCAAACATTCGCATTCATAAGTTGTTTTCTCTTTTTCACTCGCCGGCTCAAACTTTATCCCCTTGTGATCTGTGCAATGTTTTTTAGCCTCTGATGCTGTCCAAACATCTTTTGCATATCTATATCCTTGCTCTTCCCATTTAGTGCTATCATCTTTTCTCTGACAAGTAAGAATACTATATTTCTTCCCATCACTTGTTCTAGTTGTTCTTTTGCAAGTCTTATAATCTCCTGGTGACTTTAACCGGCAGGAATGCTCATTAGGATAAGGTTTGCCTACTCCTATTTTCTCTTCAAGAGCTTTTGTCATCAGAGCAAGATTCATCTTTCTTGCTGCAACTAAAGCTGTGGGCAATGCTGGAACATCAACCCAAGAAACCTCTAACAGTTCCTGTTTATCAAAATGTTCTCCACCTTTGCTATATTTCTTCCCAGCAATCTCTACAAATCCTTTTTCAATATAAGATCTTAATTCCTCTTCAAATATTTGTCGGTATATTTTCCCTTCAATCTCTATACTCCCCTTTTCCTCATCCTCAACCAATGGCATAAAACCAACACTTTGAGCTCTTAAAAATTGTCCATCAACAAGTGTTTTTAATTCCTGAGCCAATTGGGTCGGGGCAAATATCTGTTTCTGCCATAATTCCTTTTCGTCTTTAAGCCAAGTTTTAGTAGCTTGTCCGACTGGTGGGATTGCTGTTCCAAACATCCCTCCGGACTGATGAGCCCACAGTATAACCGGATTCTTCTTATAGTTGGCGAGATACCATCCTTTAGGGTTTATGGTATCCCCAAGCCGATCAACCTTCCCAGAGGAAACCATAACCTCATAAACATCATTATCACCTTCTTTGCTCGTCTCCTTTATCTCTGCTGGCGCGTATAGCTTTATCATTTTCTTATCTTAGTATTAAAATTATTTATAAATTGTTTCCATTTTTTAGGATTACCCCATTGAGTTGATTCATCAACTGTCATATCTGTTTTGCATTTTAAACAACGATAATGATGCCCAGTTGACATAGAATAATAATCATAATTCTCTTCAACTATATTTCCACACTTTCCACACTTTACTTCAGACTGGGACTTTCCCCAACCAGTTTTTATTATCATTTCTGTTTGTGGAATATTCATATTTAATCTACAACAGGTAACAGAGCACATCTGCAATTGGGTTCTGAAGGATACAATAACCCATTAGAGAATGGCTTCCCCTTCACCACCACCTCGCCATTCATAGCAGCATGCTCATCTCTCGTTCTGTCATCCATTGTTGCCAACCATTCCACTTTCTCTACAACATCAGTTTGTTTATATGCCTCAAGTTCAGCCCCATTGGAAGAACCCAGAACCTCTGTCCTCGCTATCCTCTCAGATTCCCATTTTGTTCTGCTATCAAAAACCTCATTAACTCTCTCTGTAAGTTTAGGTACTCCCTCACCCTCGGCTACTCCCTCTGCCAGTGTCTTCTTGAGATGCTTTCTGGTGGTCTCGTTGACTTGCTCAGCAAAGAGCATCGTCTTGTCATTGATAAACTTCCTGACACCAGTAGTCATTTCAAAGGTGCTTCCTACAAGAGCTGCTGCCCTCTTACCTCTCTTCTCAGTTATGCTTGTAAAGAAAGGAAGCGATATTTTAGCAAAGAGATTCTTTTCCTTGGTCCAGTCAATGTCTCCCACTGCCTTTTTGGGTTTCTTTAATGCGTCAATCACTCGCTTCTGCTGGCTTTTAAATAGCCCCACAACCATTGCCTTAAAGTTCTTCTCGTCTCCAGTAAGAAGTTTGTCATGCTCGTTCCAAAGCTCATTCTTCTTCTCTTTAGTAAAGCTCAACTTCTTTATTATCCTTAGCCGGTCCGAGAATATCTTGACCAGATCCTTCTTCAGCTTCAGAGTTGTCTTGAGCTTTCTCTTGCCAGTCATCACCCGTTTTCTGAGTACCTCATTCTCTTTTTGCTCTTTATATTCATAATATCTTTTAGAATTTATCCCCTTAATCCTAAACATCTTATTCCTATCGCCCTCAGGAACTCCTCCTGCCGGCATTAAAGCTACTGGTAGATAGAAGTCCCAGCCCCCATCCAAAGGTGGAAGCCCCTCTTTATCCCTAACTTCATTGATAACCATCCAGTTATTCTTTAAAGCCATTTCATACTCTTTAGTAATAGCTTCTCTGTTTTCAGGTGTTGGATCTATATAATCAAGATATAAGTTATCGCCGAACTCCGAGACCAGAAACTCGTTCAGCTTCTCATTTATCATCTGGTATCTCGG